TATCCAATGAAAACATTTGATTGGGATAAATCTTGGAGAAGACTACATAAAGAAGCAATTGATCAAGCAGATCATTTATCTAAATCAGGTTTTACATTTCCAATAAAAGTAAGTAACAGAAATGAAATAAAAGTAACTGATGGTGTAGCCGAAGTATCTCATGCGCCAACTGGATGTATGTTAATTAAACGATCGGTTATTGAAAAAATGATAGAAAAATATCCTGAGTTAAAAATTAATCAACCAACGATTATAAATGGTAGAGAAACATTTAAGGAAAATTTATATAACTTATTTGACTGTGTACACGATCCAAAAACTAAAGAGTTTTTTGGTGAAGATTTTGGTTTCTGTAAAAGATGGTCTGAAATAGGTGGTAAAATTCATGCCTATATATTAGACTATATTACTCACGTTGGAGACTACCAATATTGTGGTAGACTTTGGGATGAATTACAGTATACTAAACGTATTGACGAAAAGACCAAAAAATAATAAAGTCAATAATTACAGGATTTTTACGCCTGCCTTAAACTAGTTTAACAATGTAATATATGACAATATCACGTATGCAACAACCAAGACAAATGTATGGCCTAGGTAGCCTGGTTAAATCTATAGGTAAAGGTGTAAAGAGTGCTGTATCAGGAGCAGCTGACGCTGTTAAAAGTGTAGCTAAATCTGATGTGGGTAAATTAGCTCTTTTATATGCAGGAACAGCAGGACTAGGTTCTCTAGCAGCAGGTAAAGGTTTTGGAAGTTTATTAAAATTAGGTACATATGCTCCTTCTGCAGTTATGGGTAACTTACCTGGAATATTTTCTGGTGAAGGTTTAAGAAACATAGGTGGAGCTTTTGGTTTAACTGTTCCAGAAGGTGAAAAACCTACATTAGGTCAATTTGGTAAAGTATTTGCTTTAGGTTCTTTGGGTGGAGCTGCATTAGAAGCATTAACAGCATCAGGAGCTGATGAAGAAGAATTAGAAAACATTAGAGATCCGGAAACATTAAGATCATATTTAAGAAGAGGATATAAACAATTAAATCCAGGTGCAGAACCAGAACAAGTAGAAGAGTTTGTTATAGCAAATACAAGAGAGTATGCAGCTTATGGTGGTAGAATGGGCTATCAAGATGGTACACCTAAAGAAGGAATTGAAACTATTACACCAATGAAAAAACCAGGTAATGATGTGCAATATGTAAGAGATATGATTAAATCCTTAGACGGCTTTGCACAATTAATAGCTCAAAAAGGTAATCTTGATAGAAAAACTTTTGAAGGACATATGGATTTATTTTCAGATTTTATACAGAAAAAAGACATTGATCCTATGCCGGCATATACATATTTACAGAGAAGAGTACAGGAATTAAATCCAGAAGTTGCTAAAATGATTTATATTACCCAAGAAGATAATCCTAACAAAATGACCATAGAAAGACCTACTAGAGCCTATGGTGGTAGAATAGGTTATGCTTTTGGAGATGTCGTGGATCAGGCTTCAGGCATCATGGGCCTTCCACAAAGAACTAATCAAGCAGGAGTTAAGGAATTAGACCTTAGAGATAGTGGTGGATTTATTCCTCCAGTTGGTGTAAAAGAAAAGGCAGATGACATACCTGCTATGTTATCAAACAATGAATTTGTATTTACAGCAGACGCTGTAAGAGGAATGGGTGACGGTGACGTTAATAAAGGCGCTCAACGTATGTATGATATGATGAAAAAATTAGAGGGAGGCGGTAGAGTTTAATGGCTACAGAAACAATTACACAAATAACACAACCCCCAGAATTTATAGAAGCAGAAGCAAAACTTTATTTAGATCAATTAAGACCGGCGATTGCTGGATTAAAGGCTGCAGATTTATCACAAATTTATGGACCACAATACGTTGCAGGTTTAGGTGGGCTAACTGAAGAAGCAATTGGTAAAGTAGGTGGTCTTGGTGCTTATGCTCCATACTTACAACAAGCAGGAAGATTAGCAGGTGCTGCAGAAACTACTTTAGGTGGTATCCCAACTGATATTGCTGCAGCTAGAGGAACTTTAACAGGTGTACCAGCAGACATTGCAGCAGCTAGAGGTGCATTAGGCACAGCAACAGGTGATATTGAAGCAGCAAGAGGTATGATAGGTCCAACGGCTTATCAACAATTTATGTCTCCATATCAACAAGATGTAATTGAATCTACTTTAGCAGAGTATGATATTCAGGCTGCAAAAGGTTTACCAGGATTAGCAGCACAAGCAATTGGTGCAGGTGCATTTGGTGGTGGTAGAGAAGCTGTACAGAGAGCAGAATATCAATCTGCATCAGATAGAAACAGGGCTGCATTACAAGCACAATTATTACAAACAGGTTTTGGTCAAGCACAACAATTAGCACAACAAGCTCAAGCTCAAAGAATGGGTGTAGGTGCTGCACAGGCAGGTTTAGCTGCTCAACAATTAGGATTAGGTCAAGCTGCAGGTGTATTAGCAGGACAACAGCTAGGTGTAGGTCAAGCTCAATTAGGTGCACAAATGGGATTAGCGGGTCAACAATTAGGTCTTGGACAATTCCAGGCTGGACTAGCAGGTCAAGCTCCTGCTTTAGCTGGTCAAGAAATATCTAGTTTAACTACTTTAGGTGGATTACAACAGGCTCAACAACAAGCTCAATTGCAAGCTCAACAACAATTAGCTCAACAACAAATGATGCAACCACTTCAAGCTGCACAACAATATGGTTCAGGAATCATGGGTCTAATATCTGGATACCCAGGTAGCCAACAAGTTGGACAAGTTCCAGTTCCAGGTCTTGCACAAACTGCAATTGGTGCGGGTACAACACTTGCAGGAATTTATGGAGCAATGAATAGATAATGAGTAGAATATTAAGAAGACCTATGTTCAGAGGTGGCCCAATGAAAATGGAAGGTATTATGTCTGGTATTAAAGATAGACAAAATTATGCTATAGGAACAGAAAATCCTAGAGTTGATACAGGTAGATTTAAACAATTGGTTGAAGAAATAAAACCTGTAATTCAAGAATCTATGACTGGATATCAAAAACCTACAGGATTTGAAGATCCAATTTATCAACTTGCAATACAAACTGGTTTAGATTTAATGAGTAAAGCTGACTCACAAAATTTATTAAGAAATATTGGTGCGGCTGGAGCAAGACAAACACCGCAATTTTTTGAAAATTTAGCAAAAGAAAGAGCTGCTAAAAGACAATATGAAAGTGGAATTGAAAGTGCAGCTGTTGGTTTAGCAGGTGATATTCTTGGAAGAGAAATTACTGCTACTGGTAAAATGGATCCTATTGAAGCTTTAAAATTTGATACAGAGTTTAAAAGATATTCAGAATTAGGATTACCTGCAAACACTGCTGAAAATGCTGCTAACTTTATTATAAAAGAATCATCGGCTTTAAGAGATAAAGTTGGAGGATTTAGATATGGTGGTGTTCTTGAATTTGATGTTAGAGATAAAGATCAATTAGAGGCTGGTAAAAAAACACTTAGAGATGGTTCATATTATTATGATCCATATGAAAATAATTATAAATATATAAGAATAATAGATGGTGTTCCACAAACAGAAGAATATGATTCTATAGATCAAATTATAGTAAGAGATAATAAAGCGGATAAAGAAGGACCAAAACCAAAAGACACATCAAGTGAATATTTTGGAATGGACATAGAGGATCCAATAGCATAGGAGGATAAATGGCTTTAGAACCACTTCTTCCAGCAGAAGAAAACAACGAAAGATCATGGTATACCGCAGGTCTTGCAGGCATTGCGTCAGGTGTATTTAAAGTTCCAGAAGGCATATTTTCATTAGGTGCAGAACTTCTTGATTTAGGTTTTGATACTAACACAGCTGCATCCGTTGAAGAATTTTTTGATAAATTAAATCCTTTTGAAGAAGTTGCTGCAGAAAGAGGCATTGGTAAATTAACTGAAGCTTTAGTATCAATTGGTATACCGGGAGCACAAGGTTTTAAATTAGGTAGTTCATTAGCTAATAAATATTTTCAAGCAAAAAAAGCAGGGAAGGCAGTTAGTTCTGGGTCTAAAAGTGTAGTTAGAGCACAACAAGAAGCTGATAAATTGAATCAAGGATTGGGTTATAAAAGATTTGTTGCAGGTACTTTTGGTGGTGCAGCAGGAGAAGCATTTGTTGCAGATGTAGAAGACATAGGAAGTTTTGGAGATTTATTTGACAGAGGTCCAACTAAATTAGATACATTTTCATTAGAAGGTGGCAGAGAAGATGCTGCAAGAAAGTTAATGAATAGATTAAAATTTGGTAGTGAAGCTTTATTTGTTACACCATTTGTTGCAGGAGCAACTAAAGGAGCTAAGGCATTAGCTACTAGAGGAAAAGATTTAGCATATAGTAACTCAAAAATAGAAAGATGGTTGAGTAAAGTAGCCGATTCATTTACACCTGAAGGTCCTTTAACTAAATCATTGTTTGGTTCCCAAAGAGTAATGGAGGGATTTAGAGCTGCAGATTTAAATAGAGCAACTGAATTGGTTAAAACTTTAGATAGACAAGTAGGTCAAGCCTTTCCACAAATGCAAAAAGTATTAGATCGATCTTTAACTATAAAAGAAAAAGAACAATTTTATAGAGAAATTAATGATTTAATATTAGATGGTGACATTACTAAAATATCCGATCCTAAAAAAGCAGATGCTTTCGTAGATAATTTAATTAAAAAAGGTGTAGATGAAAAAACTGCAAGAAAAATTTTAACAACAGTAGATGATGCAAGAGGAACTTTTGCTAACTTATTAGAAACAACAGGTAATTTAAATGCACCTGAGTTAAAACAAATATTACAAGAACGTATTAAATCATCAATTAAAAACACATATAAAATATTTGAAATTAATCCAGTATTAGGTGTATTTGGTAGATATAGACCAACTGATGAATCTGTAGAAAATGCTATAAATTTTTTTAGAAAAGAAATTGCAGATAGCAATCCTGATGTAAAATATAATCCAGATAGTTTACAATATTATGAAGATGCAAAATACATTGTAGATAAAATTTTAGACGATGGTATTAAAGCAAAGAAAAGAACTAGAGGACTACCAGATATAACTTATTTAAATAAAACATTAGAAGATCTTCCAGGTAATAAATTCGTAGCTGAAGTTATAGAAAAAACAGGAGCACCACCTGAAGTTATTAAAAAATTATTAGGCGAAATGTCTGATCCAAGATACTCAATTTTTAACGCTATTACAGAACTATCTGGTATGGCACGAACTAGTGCTATGTTTAAAGAGATGTTTGAAACCAATGAAGCTGCACAGAAACTTGGTCAACGTGGTAGTTTTTGGAAAAGTAAAGATGAAGCTAAAAGAGCAACAAATAATGTAGCAGATATTGTAAAAGTTGGTGATGAATTAGGTGGAATGGCACAATTTAAAGCAGGGAATATAGAAAATCCATTAGCACCTTTATATACCACTAGAGATATAGCAGATGCTTTAAAGAGAGCTAATGGTTTAACTGAAGGATTTTTTACAGCAGCGGTTAGAGGTAGAGAAGGTGCAACTGCAGCAGAACAAGGTGCAAGTTTTTTATATAGAAATTTTTTATTATTTCCAAAAGCAACTGCACAGTTAGCTAAAACCGTTTTATCTATTCCCACACACTTACGTAATTTGATTAGTGCTGGTGCATTTGCATCTGCAAATGGTATTTTATTTGAAGGTTTTTTAGATCCAAAAATGTTAGGTAATGCATTTAGAAAAGGTTGGCAAATATCTGGTGTAGGTAATTTAAAATATACTAGATTTGATGACCCTGCATTTGAAAAGGCATATAGAGAATTATTAGAACTAGGTATTGTAAATTCACAAACACAAATTGGAGATTTAAAAAATCTTTTACGAGATGTAAATTTTGGAGATAAAATTGCTGATCTAGATTCTATGATTAGTCCAATGATGTCAAGATTAAAAAAAATACCAGAATATCTACAGGGAAAATATGTTGCAGAAGATGATTTTTGGAAAATTACAAATTATTTTGTTGAACTAGAACGAAGAGATAAAGCATATAAAGCTGCAGGTATAAGTAAATCTATTGATGATTTAAAAAAAGAAGCAGCTGATATTGTAAAAAATACTGTACCTAACTATTCATACGTTGGAGACATGGTGCGAACTGCAAGATTATTACCAGTTGGTAATTTCATGTCATTCCCTTCTGAAATGATTAGAACCACAGTTAATATTGCAGAACAAGCTATTAATGAAATGAGACATATACCGGCTCCAGGAGTAACAGTTAGAGGTCCTGATATTAGTCCAGTAGTTACAGAAGTATTAGAAGATGGTACAACTCGAATGGTTAGAAATAATAATCCAATGTACAGAATAGGTGCAACCCGAGCTACAGGAATGGCATTTACTTTAGGTGCGGTGCCTACCATGTTTGTAGAAGGTGCTAAAGCTTTATATGATGTAACAGAAGATGAGATAAAAGCTTTACGACAATTCGTACCAGATTGGTCAAAAAATTCTACACTAATTCCTATTAAAGATACTGAAACTGGTGAACTAAAATACATAGACTTTAGTCACTCTAATGCATACGATTTAATTGCAAGACCATTTAGAACTTTATCTAATGAAATTATATCTGCAACTAATGATGGAGATACTATCCTTAGAGGATTTATTACAGGAGCTGAAGAAGCTGTTGCTGAAATTGCATCACCATTTGTAGATGAATCTATTTGGACAGAAGCAGTTGGGGATTTAACTGTTAGAGGTGGTATTACTAGAGATGGTAGAGTTTTATATACTGATCAAACTCCTATTGGTGACAAGATGTCAATTCGATTTAGTCACTTATTAAAAACAATTGATCCATCACTACAAAAATATGGAAGAGTTATACAAGCAGCTACACAAACTCCAACTAAAACTGGAGAACAATTAGAATTGAATAATGAGTTAGCAGGTTTGGTTGGTTTTAGACCGATTGCAGTAGACCCATTAAGAGCTATGGGATTTAAAATTGCAGAATATCAACGAGGTATCAGGGAAGCACGAAGAGAATTTACAGGTGGTTATTTTGGATTATTAAGAGGTGGACCTATTAATCCTAATGATGTTATTACAAGATTTTATGAATCCAATAAAGCAAGATTTAATGTACAAAAAGAAATGTATAAAAATATTAATGCTGCACAAATATTAGGTGAATCACCTAATAGATTGAGAAGAGAATTTAGAGATAGACAATTATCTAATTTAACTTTTACTAATTTGCAACGAGGAAAATTTGAGTCTTATTTTCCATCAGAAGATATTAGAGCAAGATTTAGAGAAATCGCAAGAGATCTAGGTACGTTTGATGTATTTCAACAAGTGTTACCAACACTTAGAGCTATGACTCGTGATATGCGTAGACTTTCATTAGATGGAACATTTGAAAAAAATATTACTACTCAACAGTTTGCAGAAGGTGGTGCGGCTTATACACCTACTTTAGCCGAAACTTATGGTGGAGGTATTGATTTAAATGACTATTTAATTGATACAAGTCCTATAGGCCCTGCTGCATTACCACCACAACCAATGCCAAATCCTCAGGTAGTACAAACTATGCCTCAGGCTCCAGGCATCATGAACCAGGGGTTGACCCCTACTGAGAATGCTTTATTATCTGAAGAAGAAAAACAAATACGTTTACGACAAAGAGGATTAGCGTAATGGAACAATATATAGACGAATTCGGTAATTTACAATATAGACCTAGTTATACAGGTATTAATAGTATTAATATGGGTCTATTAAACGTTGAACCATATAAATCAATGGCAGAAATGAGAGGACAACCTGAAAATCGTAGCGTTCTTGATCAAGGTATACCTTTTGCATTACCTAATTTAAATTATAGAAACTATGATCTAAGCAATCTTTTTAATAGAAATACTCAACCAGATTTTATAAACGCACCACAGGATGAATATGCATCTCTTTATTCTTTACCAAAATTAGACACATCTAGATTTACAGGAGTAGATTTAGAATCAGGATATTTAGATAGAGCGGGTTCTTATGATCAAGATGTATATGCCGAACAAGAAAAACAAAAAGGTGGAGGTATTGGTGGATTGTTTAGATTTTTATTAGGTCTTGCTGTACCAGGCGCAGGATTTTTAATGAATTTACCGGGAAGAGGTTTAGAAGGTATTAGAAGTTTAAATCAAAGAATACAAAATACAGATTTTGGACAATCAAGAACTTTAGCAGAATATGCTATGAAAAGGAGAGAACGTAAACAAGCTGAAAGAGCTCAAAAAGCTATGCCAGAAGTTTATAGAAGCGCTAAAGAACAAGGTTTTACAAATGATAGAGGTGGTTTTAGTACTAACCGTGCGGATAGAGCAGGAACATCTGTAGGAAGCGGCCAATTCTCACCTAGTACAAGTAGAGGAAGATCCGGTTACTAATGCCTAGATCAACTAAAAGTTTAGCCTTACAAAAAATAGAATCTCACGAAAAACTTTGCCGTATTATGCAGAAACAAACACATGAAAAAATAGAAAAATTAGAAACATCTATTGAAAGAATAGAAAGAATTCTAATAGGCTGTGCCGGTGCTTTACTAATGGGCATGGGTGGTGTTATAACTGCATTAGTATTTAAACTTTAATTTTTTGGGCGGTTGGTAGTTCGCTACCGGGATTATTATAGTGGGGACTATAATACTTGAAATTTAAAAAGAATACATTATATTAACAGTAGGTCGCTTTAGGAGGGCCTATACATAAACTGTCTAACATGGAGGTTAATATGACAAATCTAAGTACATTCCTAAATAACGCAATCGGTTTTGATGATATGTTTGATAGATTCAACTATCTTTCTACAATCAATTCTGGTTTTCCACATTATAACATAAAAAAAGAAACTGAAGGTAAGTATACTATTGAACTTGCTTTAGCGGGTTACAAAAAAGATGAAGTAACTGTTAAAGTTGAAGATGGTATATTATCTATTGAAGGTTCTTCAAAAGAAGAAAAAGCAGACTTCGTACATCAAGGTATTGCTAAGAGATCTTTTAGAAGACAATTTCAATTAGCAGATTATGTTGAATGTAATAATGGTAAATTAGAAGATGGTATGCTTAAGATTAAACTTGAGTATAATCCACCGGAATCTAAAAAACCAAAACAAATAAAAATTGATTAAATCCACTCTCTAAAGTCTTCATCCATAATTTTATTTGCAATGTCGACTTTATTACGAAGCGCTTTAACAATACGTTCGTCAATGGTATCTTGAGCCATGATGTCAATATAAGTCATCTTTTTAGTTTGACCTATACGATCAATTCTAGCTTCAGATTGTTGACGCTTCTCTAAATCATAACCATTAGAGAAATAAATCATATTACTACCGGCGGTAAGGGTAATACCATATCCGCCGGTATGTGTAGTTCCAACAAAAAATCTACATTTATCATCTGTTTGAAATTTTTTAATATTAACTGATCTAGAATCAGTATCGGTTGCACCATAATAATCTACCACAGAATCTTCACCATAAACTTTTTTAATTTCAGCAATAATTCTTTTTACATCATGAGTATAGTGTGACCATATAATAGTTTTACCTTCTATCTTTTCTAAAATATCCATAAGTTCTGCTAATCGACTACATGGTAAATCTTTTATTGAACCATCATCAGCAGTAAAATGACCACAAGTAATTTGATGAAGTCTCATTAACTGAGTCATAACAGTAGCTGATGATTGCATTTTACCGTCAAGAAATGCTATGGCTTCTTTTTTCATTTGATCATAAACTTTTTTCTGTTCTTTAGTTAATTCAACGTAATGTTTTACATAACTTTTTGCAGGTAAATCTAAACAATCTTCTTTTAAAATTCTTTTTGAAAATGATTTTATTTTATCTGACAGCTCACCTAGATTTCTGTAGCCAACAACTATTTCTACTTGACGACCATTAACTTGTATTTTTTTAGTTACAGCATGTCTTGCTTTAAATGTCCAAAAAGATTCATGACCTAATAACCATGGATCAAGAAATTGACATTGTGAAAATAAATCTAAAGGTGATTTAGTTACAGGAGAACCTGTAAGTATTCTTCTATATTTACAGATTTCTCTTAATGCAATAATATTTTTAGTTCTATTTGTTGTAGGTGTTTTAATTGTTGTCGCTTCATCAATAGCAACCATTGATTTAGGATGTGCTGCTAAAAATTTATATGCAAAAGCAGGCCCATCTCCAGATGAAAAAGATTCCACATTCATAATTAAAATACGTAAATCAGCACCTGGTTGAAATAAAGTATTTAAAATTTTTTGTTGTTTTATTGATTTGTCAGATGTTTTCCAAAGAACAATTTTTTTATCAATGTGGTCAGGTAAGTGTGTAGGTATTTCAGAGTCATACCAATTTTTATATACACCTTTAGGTGCTATTAATAATAATGCATTTATCTCACCTTTATCATAAAGCATTGCTGCATTATCTAATAATACCTTAGATTTACCTGTACCCATCTCCATAAAGTATGCAAATACTTCTTTATTCCATGAGTCTTTTAAGGCATCTAATTGATGCTCGTATGGCTTAGTCTTAAATTTATAGTTCATAGTTTGCTTTTTCTTTCTAAAAGTGTATATAGTTTATAAAAGTAAAAAAGTCAATGAGTAAAGTTTATTTAGTACAAGACATTCCTGTCGATAGAGAAACCGGTCAACCCAAATATAATGTAATGGGTGCACAGAAATATGGCGAAATTACGGTCATGCTTCCGGCAAAAGCTCAAATGATTTTTTCACCTGGCCCATTAATTTTTCAAATAAAAGATAAATTAAAAAATTTTAAAGTTGATGATTATTTATTATTATCCGGTGACCCTGCAATTATTGGAGTGACATGTTCAATAGTTTCTGATATGACTAATGGCAAATATAAATTACTGAAATGGGACAGACAGGAAAAAACCTATTATCCAATCGAAATAAATATTTTTCAAAACTAGTTGACAATATAAAATATATCTATATACACATTTTACGAAAGGTAAAATTATGAATATAGATTTAAGAAAAGATGCGCCTGATCAAACAGATAAAATTGATCCGACTGCATTATCAGAAGCAATAGAACAATATAAATCTGTTGGTGCACAAATTATGGCAACAGAAATAAAATTAAAAGAATTAAAATCACAAGAAAAATATATAAGTGAATTTACTATTCCAGACTTAATGGAAAAAATGAATTTAAAAACTTTAAAATTACAAGATGGTTCAGAACTATCTGTAGGTAAAAAGTTTTTTGCTTCAGCTAAAGCAGATAAAAAAGGTGAAGCGATACAATGGCTTCGAGAAAATGGCTTAGGGGATATTGTGAAAAATGAAATCACAGTAAACTTTGGTCAAAACGAAGATAACAAGGCTATCGATTACGTTAACCTTGCGAGGGAGCGTGGTTATGAACCTTCTCAAAAAGAAACAGTTCACCACGCTTCACTCTCAGTAGTGATGAAGGAATGGAAAGAAAAAGGTAATGAAGTTCCTGCTGATCTATTTAATATACTAGAGGGAAACCGAACTAGTATGACTACTAAAAAATAAATAATAAATAATAAGGAGTAAAATACTATGGAAAAAGAAATAGTAAAAAAGAATAGTGCAGGTGCACTAGCTGCTGTAAACTTACGAGCTGATTCTGGTAAGGGTGCAGAAGAAATAAAATCAGATGACGTATCAACACCGATTCTGAAAATCTTACACCAATTATCGCCAGAGTGTAATTCAAGAAGTCCTAAATTTGTTGAAGGCGCACAACCTGGAATGATATACTCTAATAGTTTTGGACAACTAATAGATGGTAATAAAGGACTAGATGTGATTGTAGCACATTCACAAACTAGATATCCTGAATGGCAAGAAAAAGGTGATAGTGTTGCAGCACCCGTTGGAACACATATGACACCACCTGTTAATGCTAAGGAAGAAATAAGAGGTATTAAATATAGATTACTTAATGGTAACTATGTTGAAAAAACAATGTACTTCTTTATTCTTGCTATGTTGAATGGTGAACCAAGAAAAGCAGTGATCACTATGAGATCATCTAATCTTACACCAGCAAGAGAACTTAACAATCTTATTTCTAATTTAAGAATGACAGATGATAAAGGTTCTTTTCAACCGGCAGCATACTCAGCAATCTTTAAATTAAAGACAGTTGAAAAAAGTGCAGGAGATAAAACTTGGCATATTTATAAACCATCTTTAGTTAGAATGTTAGATGTGTCTGATAGAACAGATGCAGCTATCTACAAAATGGGTCAAGACTTTCAAAAACAAGTATCTGCTGGGATGAATAAACCTAAGTACGAGAAAATTGAAGAAGGTAAATCCGAAGATATTATCTAATTCTCTAAGAGAACACTTGCAAGAAAAGGCAGGGCCGGGAGACTGGCCCTCCTTAAGGATTAAACGGATAGGAATTTATGAAAGAATACATAGAATATTTTAGTGGTTTAAAAAGAAGTTATGGTGTCTGTAAAATAGATGAAGGACACATTGATCCTGAAACAGGTAAAAAGAAATGGAAACATGAATGGACTAAAGATCCAGTCACTGATCAAGATTATGAAGACCACATTAAAGGATTAAAATCAATTGGAATACAACCTTGTACTGATGAAGGTATGGCAAGGTTTGGTGCAATAGATGTTGACCAATATCCAATAGACAGAAAATTTTATCTAGGCATCATTCAAGATAAAAATTTACCAATCATCCCTATCCTATCCAAGAGTGGTGGATTACATTTATATGTATTTACCACTCGATTGGTAAAAGCAAAAGAGATAAGGAATTTTTTAGAAGAATTATTATTTGCATTTAAACTTCCACAAGGAACAGAAATATTTCCTAAACAAACACAATTAAGATCTAAAGATGGAACACTGTCAAATGGTAATTTTATTAATTTACCTTACAACGGTGATGATCGTAAAGCTTTAAATTTAGATGGTACACTTATGCCATTTCAAACTTTTATTGAAGTTGTTAAACTTAATTTAATTGATCCAAAAAATTTTAAAAAAGTAAAAGAAGATTTAGTTGCACAAGAATTAAAAGGCGGCGCAGAAGAATTTGAAGATGGTCCTCCATGTCTACAAAAATTAACTAAAGAAATAATGACTTTTACAGATGGTAGGGATCGATTTTTATATAACTACATGGTGTTTGCTAAAAAGAAATATCCAGATAGTTGGAAGAAAATGGTTTTACAAGCAGGCAGAAAGTATTTTACTTTTGATGAACACTGGACTGATGATCATATTAAATCAAAAATAGGTAGTTGGGAAAAACAAAAGAAAGGTTTTACTTGCAGTGATCAATTATTAGCGGGATCTTGTATGAAAGCAGTTTGTGTAAAAAGAAAATTTGGAGTTTTATCTGATGGTAAACCTAATTTTCCAGAACTCAGTAACTTACAAAAAATTAATTATAAACCTAATCCAGAGTGGAGAGTAACGGTTCAGAATAATGAAGGAGAAAATATACAATTATATGTAAAAAATACTTATAAACTTTTAAATCCTAGTGAGTTTGAAAACATTATGTTCGAACAAGCACATATTGTTGCACCAGGGATCAAGCGTCAGGAATTAAAGAATATAATTAATTTACTAACTCCAGGCATACAAACTATAGAACCTGCAGAAGGTACAAGTCCATTAGAAATATTAAAGAAATTATTACAAAAACATATTTATGGAGCACAGGCTACATCACATTCATCATTTGAAAGTGGCAGACCTTTAGTTGAAGAAAAATTTGCATGGTTTGTATTTGATAAATTTTTTGACAAATTAAAAAATGAAGAATGGAAATATGATGCACAAAAAACATCTTATATGATTTCACATCAATTGTTTGATAAAGAAGATAAAGATGATGATAAGAAAGCTTATTTTGGAAAATTAAAAAGATATCCTGGTAGAGATGATGGTGGTAAATATTTTAAACCAATAAGAGTAGCACGAGTACCATTGTTTCTTTTTGATGAACCAGAAGAAATTAACGAGTCAATCGAAATAGAAAGCGAAGACGATATAGTATGATATATAAATATTATGGTCCTCCAGGCACAGGTAAAACATATAAATTAATATCTAGAGCAAAAGCATATCATAGAACTGGTACACCATTACATAGAATAGGTTATTTTGCATTTACTAAAAAGGCAGCAATTGAAGCTAAAAAAAGAATGCCAGCAGAAGATAAAAAATTAATTTACTTTAGAACTTTACATTCACTGGGGTTTGATTGTCTAGATATAAATAAAGAAGATGTTATGCAACCTTATCATTATGAAGAGTTCGGTAAAAAAATAAATTTACAGGTAAAATTTTATGATCGTTATAATAAAGATGAGTCTTTTTATTTAGGTTTTGAAAATCCATATTTTCAAATAATACATAGATCTATTAATAGATGTGTTGATTTAGAAGAAGAATTTAATTTAGAAGAACATGATCCAAAAATTGTTGAGTGGGCACCTTTAAAACACATTTACGATAACTTAAAAATATTTAAAGAGAAGAAAAAACTTCTAGATTTTAATGACATGATACAAATGTTAATATCTAAACCTAAAAAATTACCTGAGTTTGATGTTATATTTATAGATGAAGCTCAAGATTTATCACCTTTACAATGGAAATTGTATGATGTTTTAAAAACAAAATCTAAAGATGTTTATTTAGCGGGTGATGATGACCAAGCTATTTTTGCCTGGGCTGGTGCTGATGTCAAGAGATTTATTCAAGAACCTGCAAAAGAAAAAATTTTGAAGTATTCTAAACGAATATCTAAATCCGTTCAAGAACAATCTATTATACCTATAAATAATATAGTGGGGATTAGAAAATTAAAAAAATATTATCCAAGAAATTATGAAGGTTTGTGTGAAGAAATAAATAATATAGATGAAATAGATTTAACAAAAGGAAAATGGTTAATACTAACTAGAACTATATCTAGACTTTTAAAAATACAAGAACAACTAACAAGTAAAGGTTTATATTTTGAAAGTAATAAAGGTAAAAGTATTAAAGTTAGGATGTATAAAGCGTCTAAAAATTATGAATTATGGCGTAATGGTAAAGAATTAAATGAAGAAGAAATAAAAGATATAAAAGATTTTATAGGTAAAGTTGAATGGAATGCAAATCATAATTGGTTTACTGCATTTAAATTAGCTAAAGATGAAGATAAAGAATATTTACTACACACATTAGATAATAAAGAAGATTTAGATCAGCCTGCAAGAATATGGTTATCTACTATTCATGCAATAAAAGGTGGTGAGCAAGACAATGTAATTCTATGTTTGGATATTGGCGATAAAATATTAAAGTCAATCAAAAGAAGTCAAGATAAACAAGATGAAGAACATAGAGTTTGGTACGTGGGTATAACAAGAGCACGTAACAATTTATATAAACTAAAAGCAAGAATAACAAGAAAGGGTTATGAACTATGACAAGTAAAGATATATTTGAAAACGCATTTCCACAAGACAAGCAGATAGGCGGAAGTCACTACAAGGATTTTCACATTCAACCTTATGAATTCATTTCTAAAAATGACCTTTCCTTTTTTCAAGGGAATGTTATAAAGTATGTGTGTCGTTATAAAAATAAAAATGGCATACAAGATTTAGAAAAAATAATTCATTACTGTGAATTAGAAATTAAAAAGATGAAAGACATAGGCAAAAAGAAATGAATGTTTACACAGAACTAATGGGTTTATGTATTTTAACAATCTATTTATTTAATTTAATATGATAGTGCCACAAACAGAATGGAACATGCCTACTGAATTTCCTGATTTAAGGAATGCAGATGAAATAGCAATTGACTTGGAAACAAGAGATCCTGATTTAAAATCAAAAGGTTCAGGTGCTATTATTGGTAATGGAGAAATAGTAGGTATCGGTGTAGCTGTAGATGGGTATAAAGGATATTTTCCAATAGCACATGAAGAAGGTCCAAATCTAGATCGTAAGAAAACTTTAGAATGGTTTAAAGATATTTGTGAATCACCTTCTACAAAAATATTTCATAATGCAATGTATGACGTATGTTGGATACGTAATTTAGGTATAAAAATCAATGGTTTAATTATAGATACAATGATTGCAGCAAGTTTAATTGATGAAAATAGATTCTCGTATACGTTGAATACTTTATCTTGGCATCATTTAAGTGAAGGCAAGAACGAAGCAAGATTAATTCAAGCAGCTAAAGAAAGAGGTTTAGATCCTAAAGCAGATATGTGGAGAATGCCTGCAATGGAAGTTGGAGCATATGGTGAAAAAGATGCTGAACTTACTTTAAGACTTTGGCACAAATTAAAAAAAGTAATTGTTGAAGATGATCTTCAAGATATATTTAATTTGGAGACTGATCTTTTTCCTTGTTTAGTTGATATGCGCTTCCTAGGGGTGCGGGTAGACGTGTCCAAAGCCAATCAATTAAAAACAGCACTGGCAGTAAAAGAAGAGAACCTATTGCAACAAATAAAAATAGAAACAGGAGTAGATACTCAGATATGGGCAGCACAATCCATTGCCAAAGTTTTTGACAAACTGAAGCTACCTTATAGCCGTACTGAAAAGACTGACTCTCCTTCATTTACAAAAAATTTTATTTCTAATCATGAAAATCCTGTAGTGAATATGATAGCAGAAGCTAGAAAAATAAACAAGGTTAGAACTACATTTATTGACACTATTTTAGAACATGAACATAGAGGTAGAATTCATGCAGACATCAATCAAATACGTTCGGATGATGGAGGAACGGTTACAGGACGATTTAGTTATGCGAATCCAAACTTACAGCAGATACCCGCCAGGGATCCGGAAACAGGACCATTACTACGATCTTTATTTATACCAGAACAAAATTGTACATGGGGAACATTTGATTACTCGCAACAAGAACCAAGACTTGTTGCACACTATGCATTAAAATT